TCGGGTTTGATGCAGGACATACTCGATATCTACATTATTGTGATTCACCTTTAACTAATACTCTAATACCGAATGCTATGGAAATGATAGAATATGAATCAGTAACCTCCACTGGAGGATATGTGGATATTGTATTCGCTGATACACAAAAGATTCTCGCTAAGAAAATAAAAGAAGGCGACCCACTTTACATTCATCACATTGTTTCTTCAGAAGAAGTAACTAGAGAAAGAACTAGTGAATTATCTGATGTAGAATTTAACTTTGGAACTAATGGATTAGATATTATTGCTAAAAATTTAGGAGCAGAAAAAGATTTAAGGTTTTTATTAAGTTCAAGTATTCCTAAGAGTAGCACTTCTACTGGTAGTAGATTTGACCCATTACATGATACTATCACTATAGATATTTCAGGAACCCCTTATCATTTCAATGTAGATTTAGTGGGTAATAAGGCAACTGGGACTAACGGCGGCAGCACACAAGCATTAACAATTCGTAGTTGGAGAAAGGGGACTGATACTGAATATGTTTTAACTTCAGGTACTAATCTAGCCACAGTTCCTTCTTTTGATACTAAGGCATATAGAAATAAATATTCTTTCTTAACTGATAATTTCATAACCAACATACCCATTGATTCTAAAATAACTAATTATATTTTAGATGGCAATGGTGCTGCTAATGATACTAATTGGAATAGAAACGTAACTGATTTCGATACTATCCTTACAACTCGTAATCCAGTTAACGATTATACTGGTAGTGGTGCTAATACTAAACCTACAGTTAATATTGGGGAAGTGGAATTAGAAAAGTCTTCACAGAGTAGATTAAATGATATCCATCTAGTGTTAAAAGGTGGACAGTTAACAGGGCATAGAATTAAAGTGGCCTATGGAGATAAACATAATAGTTTTTTGAAATTACAGACTCACCTTAAAGATGAAAGATTTTTAGAGAACTTTAATCGTACTGATGTTGCACCTTATTTAGATAAACTTTCTAATGTTTCCTTGTATAGTTATTTTATTAATAGTGCAGTTGACGCTGGTGGGGAATACAGATATGATTTGGCTAGGTCTAATACTTCATCAAACCCTCATGTTAGAGGGATTCTTAGTTATTTAGATTATTTTAATGGTGCTATAGATATAGAGAGAAGAGTGTTTTCTGGAGTAGTAGAAAGTGTAGAGCAAGTTATTGAAGATGGAATGTTTAAATTAAAAATTAAAGGTAGAAATAATATTTCTGATTTACTAGGTCCAGTAATAAATAAAGATTTTAAGTTTACAGATGATATTATTTATTCTACTGTTGGTCCGATAGAAAGAATGGCCCTCCTATCTTCAATAAGTCATGCAACTGGTATGGGGGTATATGAAGTGGGAACCACCGCTATATTAATAAAAAGTAAAGAATATGCTGATGGTAATTTAAGTGGGGCTTCCGACCTAGAACCTGTTTCTACTGCGGTTGCGGGGGATATGCTTTATACTGCAACTGGTACCTTTTTAGGTAGAATATATTCTATTACTGGGAGTGGCGACCCTTATACTGTTACCTTTGAAGAAGGGATACCTACTAGATTAAAAGATGATGAATCTATTTTTATTAGTGGTAATGCATCAGCAAATTTACTTAATCAAACCGCTCACACTTTTACTGATGTGCCTGACCATGTAGTAGACGACCTTAAAGCCAGAGGTAATATGATTAGTTTTTCAAAGGCTATGAGTTCTAATCCATACAATACCACTAGGGTTAGTTCTTTAGTGGGAGCCAGTAATAAGGGTGTTATATTCACAGGTGGTAATTCTCTAACTTTAACTAATGGTGCGCCAGTGGGAGAGGGTAATACATTAGTTGGAACTTCAGCCTCTACTAATCCTTTAGCCAAAGGATATAGTATTCATGGAATAGGAAGTATAGATTACGATTTACCTTTCTATTGTCATTTCGCTGATGAAATAACTGGGACTAATACTATTGATTATGTTAATTTAAACACTGTTAATTCCTTAACAGAATATGATGTTGTTAGTGTCAATTCTAATGAAATAGAGACTACAATAGAAATAGCCCCTATTTGTCCAGCAGTATTAGCGAGAGTAGATAATAACCCTTTAGATGGTAGAGATAAAATATTGGTAACTATGGATGGTAATTTTCCCGCTTCTTATCCTAGAGGATATAATGGTCCTATTGAATTTTTAGATGATGGTAGTGGTAATCCAACATGGATTGAGGAGTTAAAGATGGGGGATTATATCTTTAGTTCCACTGGGGAATTATATGGTCAAATAATTGATATTAGTGTAGGGAGTACAGGGTTGGGTTCTACACAATTAATTCTAGAAGGAAATCTAACATCTATTACTTTAGATAGACCACTGTTTGAAGCAGTAACTTCTAGCACATCCATTTGTAAATATTATACTAGTAGCACACATGATGGATATTATCAAGGTAATAGTATTTTATTTACTTCTACTCAGAGTCAGTTATCTGGTGAAAATTACAGGGCTAGTAGATTATCAGGTAGTAATACTGCTAGTAAAGATTTTTTGAGAACTTTAAAACCTAATATGAGAATAAAAATAGAGGGTGGAGATGATGTTAGTATGAATGGGGTATTTACAATAACCCATGCCTTCGTTGATGATTACTCTATTGGGGGTAGTAGTGGTCCAGTAGTTCATATTAATTCTAGAAAACTAGAAAGTGGAAAGAAAGCAAATGCATCAGCAGGTGCAGAAAGTAACTCATTTCACGTTGATAGTAGTAGTTCTATTACTGTTAGAATAACAGTATTAACTGATTACTTCACTCAAGGATTATATTTCCTAAACACCCAAGGATTAACTCAGGGTGGAGTATTAACTTTAACCAATAATTATCTATCTAGCCCTAACGCTTATGATAATATTTGTAAACCAATTAAATATTCAGGGGGATTATATCACTTTATTACTGATAATTCTATTAGTACTGATGGTAGTTCTAGATATAATATTAATGATTCTAATCATACAATATTCAGCGATATGATAGATAGATATGGTAATACTAAATGGAGATATTTTGGATTACAAAGGGGTAAATATCTTTCATATATTAATAGAAGAAGAAAAGATGGTCAGGTTAAAGATACTTATACTATAGAAAAGGGTAGAGTTAGTGGATACGCTAGTTCATATAGAATAGCAGATGCTAAGTTTGGAATCAAAGATGTTTATACTTACCCTTATGCTTATCATAATAATGACTTCGCTTGGAATATTAATATGTATGACCCTAATATATCCTCACCATATTTAATTTCTTTATACGATGCGAGTAGCGATATCTCCACACACCCCTATTTCTTAGAATATCTTTCTCCAGAATCTAGAGATTTTAGACCAGTATTAGGTAGTAACTTTGCTGATTTCGATAAACACGGAACTCATGTTACTTCACCAGAAGATGCTGACCACAAAATATTAAATTATCCTAGATTTATGCCTAGAATGCATGATAATTTTAGAGGGGGGGATTGGTCAGAAGATATGGAGGCTCCCTTAAATAATGAGAATACTAATATTGTTTACAAGAAGTTTGCTGCTTTGAGTGAACCAACCGCTAATGCTTATAGTTATGATATGACTTACATTGGTGCGGCGGTAACTCACCTTAATTTTTTGGCTGCTGAAGGCGCTGTTTTCCCTAATGCAATTTCTAATAAATGGGTTAAACTATCTAATCGTGGAGATAGATTATTAAATAGAGTTTTCAAATTAGGGACGACTACTACAGATAGTAGTGGGGTAACTCCTATTGACCCAGCACAGCCCCCTCATACTACTTTAGGCACTACAGATTACTATACCGTATATGATGGTAAAACCGCCACTGTAAGTAGTGATTCTTATGAAGAATTAACTATTCTTTACCCTCCTCATATCGGGCCTAAGTTTGATGGTATTACTAGAGCAAAAGACCATTGGGAATTACCTGACCCTAAAACTCTAAGATGGTCTATATTTTCACCGGCTGATATGTATCCTGATTCTATGTCAAGGAAACACCATATTGGATATTCAGGAGTGAGTAGGAAGTTTACTGACTATAATATTATGTTGAAAAGTGATAAATCATTTAGTAAAAGTAATACTTCTCACGAATTTTACGAAGGTGGTTTAGAAGACGAAGTTGAAATAGATGACCAATATTCTACATTACCCATCACTAGTTCATCTATCACACCATCTGAAATGAAAAGATTTGGTTTAATGAGATTAATTGATTGTACTTATGATTGGCATTTTAACCTCATTGACCCCGAAAGATTACCAAGAGATATGACTCAATTAACTACTCCTAACTTTGAATATACTAGGTATCAGCCTCTCAAGAGAACAGCGCATAAAATTACTTTGTGGGATGTTGATAGTAGTTTATCTAGGATTACTACTGGAGAAGATGATGTCACTAGCCACTTTGAAGTAGGCGACCAATTATTTACTGATAGGGGTCAATATTTAGGTAGAGTGCGTGACTTAACTAACGCTTCTGGAGCAAGCACTATTCATCTAGTTGGTAATTATACTAGGAGTCCAATAATGAAATCCGATGGGACTAACAATAAGTATTACGGCTACATTCATATTTGTGGGGATGGAACTTTATCAGTTGCTAATCAAAAGTTTAATGACTCATTCTATCAATTTACTACCAAAGGAAGAGGGGGTAAGAATTCTTTTACGGATGTTCGATTCGGTGAACCACTTAATATGCTACAATCAATGGTAACTACTTCTCATTCACACAATACCGCTAACACTTCGTCGTTTATTCAACAACCTTATGGTGCGATTTATGGGACAAAAGATGCTACTGCTACGTGGAGTTCTTCTTCTGCAACAACAACAATAGAAGTGACAGATTCTAGTATTTATACAGTTGGGCAATTCGTCGCTGGTAAAGGAATTCCTAATGGTACTTCTATTACCGCAAAAGATGCCACCACAACCCCACATGAATTAACAATTAGTAAATCTGTAGTGGCTACTAATTCAGGAAGTGACGATTTATTCCACTTACCTCTAGGTGCGGGGCAACCAACGTGGGAAACTACTGGGGGATTAAATATTACACAAAGTAAATTTATGAATCACTTCACTAGAAACTTTGCGGCTTTTGAATTTGATGGAACCTTAGTATTACCGCCATCATTTAGAACCTATTATTCCGAAAGAACTGATTTAACTAGTAATGTATATAGTTTGAGTGAAACAATTAATGCGATGTCTCCTAAAGAAAGATTAGTATTAGATGATGATGCTAGTGATAGAGTAGAAAATGATATAGCAACAGAATACTCTCACGTTTCTAATATTTTACAATGGATTCAAAATGGGGGTAATCCTTATGGGAATTGTGATATTGTAGTATTGGGTAATTATAGTATTGAAAATTCAATAAGTAAACCACCTATAGGGGGTAGATTTGGTTCATTTTGGGATAAGGCAGCAGAGAGTTTCCCTTATTCTAAAGCAATATATTCTTCTTTGGATATTAGCACTGAGGCAAAAAAAAGTGCCAGTAGAAATGGTATAAAATATGGTAATGGACATATGAGCCCATCAGCGTTTACTAGTTCTACTAGTGGAGAATATTCTTTTGTTGGATTAAATTTAGATAATGATTTCTTCGGGTATTCTTCTTTCGATACTGAAACTGGGTTTGCCACCGCAGCCGCTTATACAGATATAGATAAATCTAGTTTTATTGCTGCTGGAGTTCATACAGCCTTTTCTCCAGTATTAGATTTAACTAATATTACTAATGAACTAACTGGTACAGGTAATGAATTTTATCACAATAAATCTAACATAGTCCCTGATGGAACTCACGGTGAAACTGACCAAGGAGTAGTTGAATTTTCTTCTATTAATGATTACGAAGCAACTACATCAAATAGTAAAACTAAAGAGGGTATATTACGAATAGTTACTAGACCATATAATGCTACTGCTAGTGAATACCCATATTCTAAAAACCACTTTTTAAATTTTGTAGATTTAACAGGGATGTATTTAGTAGGTAATTTTGGGTGGAAATCGGGAGATAATCCTACTAGTGGAGTTTATTCTGTTGAAGATACTGAGGGTTACGATTTACTCACGTCTATACCTTTCAATGGTGCTGCTAGGCGAGGGCCACAAAAATTAGGGTTACTTAGTAATTGGTTAGTTGAGGGAAGGGAAAATGCAATTAGAGGTAGAAATTATGGCAATAATTCTAATTATATCGCATATGGGAGTATGGAAAACGCTATGGTTTCCCCCGAACATATCATTTATGTTAAAGAACATAGAAGAAACATTACTGGTGAAGAAGTATCTCATGAATTATATATTGATAATCTTCCTATGGATAAAACTGGAGTGACTAGATTTTATACTAATTATAGAGTAATGAGGCCAGCAGAAACTTGTTTATGGACAAACACCCCTAATGAAATAGATTTGTATAAGGTATCAGCCCAAACAACTAAAACGCCCACTGGTGATAATATGTATAAGTATGTCCCTAGTTTAAATAGAGTTAATGGTCGAGGTGAATTTATTGGTTTTGACGCAGCAGCCAATACTGCATTAACTGCTAGTAGAATAGGAGAAAACGAAGCAGTATCATCAATGTATGTTGCTATTGATATGGACTCTAGACATTCTCAACAAAAAACATTAACAGGTAGTATTAGCGATTTAGACTTTGACTCAAATAAATTAGTTGGTAGTGGCACAGCATTTACAACTGAATTACAGGAAGGGGATGTAATATTAGTAGGTAATCAAAAATGTTATGTTAAAACTATTACCGATAACACTAATCTAATAATTGCAGGTAGATGGGGTGGAGGATTTGCAGATAGTACTTGCGATTACGCAAACAGTAATACTACAGTAACTCATGATGCAAATTCAAGTATAGTCGCTGGATTAAAAGTTCGTGGATATGGACTGGTTTCAGGGAGAACTATTGCCTCTATTACTGATTCCACTCATTTCGTATTAGATTCTGCACCAACAGGGATGGCGGGGGCAGCAACTAATGGGACATTAACATTTAGTGGGGATATATCTTCTGGAAGTATTATTCTTCTAAATAATACATTTACTGTTCTGAGAGACTACATCCATTT